ATTGTTTGTTGTTGTCGTGTAATTGACAATAATTTTGTAGTTTGTGTAACTAGCGGTAAAAACGTTGTCGGCGGTGATGCTTGAAACGGCAGAAAATGCTGTTTGTGCTTTTACACATACAAGGCCAGGAGTGGCACCAATAGCGACCCAAGCCGAACCGTCGTAATACTGTGTCGTGTTAGTTGCTTCAATATACGCAAACTGGCCTTCGGCAAGCACCTTTTCTCCTGTGCCACCAAACGCAGCATCGCGGGTCACGGTCGTTGCGAATACAGGTATGCCCGAGTTCGTCACATTCATATCGGCTGCGCTCAAGACCTCGCCAGCCACATACGTTGGTACAAAAGTTGTTGCGTTTGCTCCCATAATTCTCCCTATCCTAAGACATTCAGCGCATCAAGTACGCCATATATCGCATCATCCAATATCAACTCATAAACGATCGTTGTCGGCGCAGTCGAGTACAGCACCCTGTGGCCTGTGCTGAAATCCAGGTAATGCTCAACGCCTTCCACCGACAGCTCTTGCGCCAGTTGGGTGGTGCCGGCACCGCTAGGAAATGTCTTTTCAACGGTAATGGTGTCGCCAATTTCCACGGTCGCCAAGGTGTCTTTTTGGGCTGTTGTCAGCATAAGAAACTTGGTTGCCACGGATGTGTAGCGCGCTTCGGGTTCTGGGTTGAGCAGGTATTCGGCAGCTGTGTCTATGGATGGTTGTTCGTGTAACAGGCTGTTTGTAATGCTTGATGTTTGGATGAAATAAGTCGCAATAGATGTTGCATCGTCCGCAATTGCGGTATTGCCGTTTAGGCCTGTTACAACGCTTCTATTGACCACGGAATCCGCTTCAAACGAGATGCCCACGCCATCAAATTTGTACTCTGTGCCATCGTCATGGAAATCGGCTACAGGCGCGCTAAGGGTGTTGCCAATGCGATCTTGAAATGTGAGCACCCCAGAACGCGACATGAACAAGCGACCGAACTCGGCGGTCTCGTTGATTTGTGTGATGTACTGCAACACGTTGGTTCCTGCTGGCACGGTGTATGGCGCGTCGTGGCCAAGGTTGACGGTGCCTGTTGCGATGTCTCGAGCGCCTGCAGGGAAGTCAACTTCTGGTAGGTCTAGAACGGTTTCTATGCGTTCGCCTGATGTTTCGGCGGTGACGTTTAATTCGTTTAGGTATGTTTGTGCAAGCAGGTAGAACTGGTCGGCGCAATACACCGTCACGGTGTCCAGACCGCCAAGCGCAAAGTTATAGTCGTAGTTGACGATGTAACCGCTGAACAATGATTCGGGCACATTGGTGTTGCTGTATCGAATGAGTTGCACGGCGCGCAATGGTGCGAGTCCTGGCTTGGCTTCTGCGGTGTCGTAGTACGGGCTATTTTCGTCAAACGGGTTGAAAATGCCGTCCACGTCTTGAATGGTGAATGTCATGGTGCCAGCGCTGAACTGATCGCCCACGTCACGACGACCGCGGCGCACAGTCACAGTCGTAACCGAATCCATTACATCCGCAAACTCGGTGGTTCCGTCAAGCACGTATGTCGTGTTGTCAAGTACGCCCTTTAACGTGTCGTCAAGAACAAACGCGTCAACCTGAAAACCTGTTGCAATCTTTAGGTCATAGTTGCCCGAGTCAACAACAGCTGTGCCGGGCATCAGGCGACCTGTAGTTGCAACGGCCCAGCAGACCTCGAGTATGCGCGCAACGCGTTAACAACGCTTTCACCAATCTCGGCGCTTGTAGCAAGTCCGCCTGTGACGTTGATGGTCACTCCCCCGCCAGTATTCATGCGATCTAACGGCACTACCGCTTCTGGGCCTGCCTCACCAATCAGGGCAAGAGTAGGGGAGCTGACAATTCCGCCTTCTGCCATGCGCGGTAGGTTCATGCGTGATGCGGCTTGTGTAGCCGAGTTTCCACCAATGCTTGGTAGATTGACGTGTGCAATCGTGTTGATGTCTGGCGCAATTGGAATGGCGTTGTAGGCGCGGATGATGCCGTTGACCATCATGATCGCACCGTTGACCACAGACTCGAATGCGCCAAGGATGCCGTTGATGATTGCGTTGACGCCAGTCTTAAACCAGTCAAACTTGTTGTAAGCAACGACCAGCGCAGCAACTAGTAGCGCAACCCCTGCAGCGATCAGGCTGAATGGGTTAAGTGCCATAGCAATGTTTGTGGCCACAATCGCAGCTGCAACCAAACCGATAGCGCCAGCAATAGCCAAGAATGCTTTGGGGTTGTCTTGAGCCCATGCAGCAAAACGGTTTAGTACAGGCAAGACGGCTTCGAGCACAGGCAACAGGGCAGCGCCGATTGACTCTTTGGTTTCGCCAATGGAGTTTTTAAGAATTGCCATTTTGCCGGCAGCGGTCTCAGCATTCTTTGCTGTGGCACCGCCAAATGTTCCACCAAGCACGTCCATAACTTCGTTAAGGCTTGCGCCTTCTTTGATCATGGTTGCCATCTCTGGCGACAATGATCGGAGCGCCTTAAAATTCCCCTGATAAGCCTTTGCCAAACTGTCGGCCACGGTGGAACTGTCCATTTGTAGGGCTGTGCTGATGTCCATGACAAGGTTCATGTCTTTCATGGCAAGATCAACGTCTTTTGTTCCGCGCACTAATGCTTCAAGGCTCTTGCGGTATTCGGTGTCAGCAATACCCGATGCTCGAGACATTGCGCTAATTTGATCTTCAATCTGTGCGGTCTGCTTAGCGCCAGCGCCAGTCACATTCTGCAAGGTAAGAGCTAACGCCGCCTGCTCCTGCTGATCTTCCATCGCAGCGCGAGTCGCGTCACCAAGTGCTACAGCCAAACCGCCAAGCGCCGCAGCTGCAGGAATCGCTGCTTTCTTAATAGCAAACTGGGCTTTTTCCGATGTTGTTTCCAGTTGCTTGAACTGCTTAATAGCCTTATTAATGCCCTTGCCGTCAAACTCAGAAATGATCGGGATATTAATTGCCATTAGACGGTCTCTCTGTTCGCTTCATCCATGACGCGCTTAACCAACTGCTCCATCTCGGACATGACATCGTTCTGGCGTTGCTCGTACGCTTTCCACATTACTCGCGAACGGCTCCCATAACGGGAAGTCAACGCGCGACCTAGTGGGCCTTCCATAGACGTGTCAAACATTGTGCCGGTAGCGCCCTGCCATTGGATGAGGAACGTGCCGACGTTGGTCTTGTTCCCGCCGTATTCCTTGATGTTTCGCGTGTTGATCTTGGCGGCAATTTTTTGTTTCATGCCTGGTATCCAAGGCAACATCTTGAACCCTGATCGAGTGCTCCAGTTGCGCGCCATACCAGACAACGGGACGCCAGTAGGCACAAGTTTGTTTGCATCGTCAATGACGGGCTGAACAATCTTCTTATAGTCCTTGGTGATTTCGCGACGCAAAGATTTGTCAATTTTGTTGAGGGTCTTCAAGGCTTCTTTAAGCCCTACGACCTCAATCTTTGCCGATACTTCAGTCACGTTATCTCCGTTTTTTGTTTGCCTCGTTAAGCACTTTAATGACCGTTGTCAAGTCCCGTGAGTCAAACACAATGTCGCTAGGCCACCAACCGACCGCGACCAACACTTCTGCTAGCTGGCGACGGTAGGTGCCGCGTCCGTAGGGTTTGGGTCAGTTTCATCCAGTACCGGCAGAATGTCGATGTCAGGGTTTTTGCTAATCCAATCGCGCCAGTTGTCACCAACCTGCTCGCCTTTGATTTTTAAGATCGTGTGCATCCAACAGCAATAATCTGAATACAGCGGTGATGCTGAGAGCTGTTGAATGTTGCGACGCTCGAGTCTCTCCCACTCGGTTATAACAAACAGGTTTGTGTAGTAATACTCGGGTGCGCTGTCGGGGGTGCGCTTTAACTGCAACTTGATTTTCATTGTTCTCCTATGTCGGCTTGGAGCCGTTGATTATGGTGCGGTTACGTCAACGCTATATGTGCCACCCTGAAACTCAATCTCATAGGTGCTCAACTCGCCCAGCGATGCGTTAACAACTGGAATGCTGGCCAAGTAGGTGTCAGTCAAAATAAAGCCAGGGTTAGTTGCGCTGTCTGCTGCGCTTGTTGGGTTTACTTTGATTGTGCACTTGGTGCCGAGCAATGGCGCCAAAACTGCATAGGACTTACTTGCTGCATAACTCGCGTAAACAGTTAACGTACAAGAATTTGAAAAGAGGCCCGAGGTCATGGTGCGGGATGTCTGGCCAAAACTCGTATCTTCTAGGGCCTCGGCCGTGACAACGAGACTGCATGCAGAAACTTCTGTGGTGATGTCAACGACGGAACCGATGGCGGCGCCAACTTTGACTGTTGGGTTTGAGAGGTAAGTGGATGACATGATTTCTCCTTAAGTTCTGATCTGATAGTAGATGATTGTTGTTCGGTAGTTGTGGATTATGCGGTCTGGGCTTGGATAGCGCAATCAAGGTCGTAGCACGGGTACAACGCGCCACCAATCTCAAGGCTTGACGGACGGCCACCCATCACGATGATTGACGAGCCAAGCACACTTGCAACAATGCTCAAGATTGAGCGGAGCACCGGCAGACCTGCAGGGCCCGAGCCAATGACCTTGATCGGAAACTCGAGGCGCACAATGTTGCCGTTGCCAGCAAACGTGGTGAAGTTTGGCGCGTCAAGGTACACGCAGTTAGGCACAAGTTTTGTTGGGTCGTTTACAACACGCAGACCAGACACGGCGGTCAGCGTCGCGGTGACGTCATCAATAGCTTCGTTAAACAGGTCGGTGTAAGCCATCAGGCAACCGCTGGACGAGGAATACCTAAGAGCTGCTTCACGATCGGGGTCAGGCTTTGCTGTGGTGCTGAACCCATGCCGTCAAACGTGGCGTAGGTTGCCTCTATTGAGCCCCTAGAGCGCCACAGAGCGGCGCAATACATCAAAGTGCCCAAAGTTGCGTCACCGCCTGGTGAGGTCGTTAGGGAGTCGATATAGCCCGATTCCTGACGCCTGCGATAACAGAACTGGTTGCCAGCCGACACCGATTGCGTGAGCAACGTGAAATCGTCTGATGGGTTTGGAATGTTTATGCCCAAGTATGTTGCCACTTGGCTAGTTGACACCCACGTGCAAACAGGGTCGTAGGACACGGTTCCAGACGCTGCGGTGCGCTCAACATTGCTTGCGGTCTTGGCGTAAAGCACCTGATCGGCGATTGGCATCTGGTAGTCGTAAAGCAAATCGCCTTCGGTGTCAACGCCAATAAACAAATATTGAGGCAATGCGCGCACGACAAGATTTGAGCCGTTAAACGTGGCGTCAACGCCTGCGACCGTGATTGACTGGCCGACTGCAATCTCGCTGGGGGTCAGGAGTTGCAGTACGGCAAAGTCATCAATC